CGGCTAGTATCTCAAGTATTTTATGAGTAATAGTTCCTTTGTCGGCCTTTTTATTAGATGGGCCCCTCCAACCAAGAACATACTCAATAAAATATTGTTGCTCACAGAGAGAGTGTGTGTTGTAAGAAGAACTGCGAAAGTAAGTTATTATCATGAATGTTTTTCTACCATTTTACATAGTTTAATAAATTTTTTATCAATTAAATATTCTAAAGATATTTAGATACACATTAATTATAGTGGCAATATTCCTTTTTTGGTTAGTATTCTGAGCAAAGTAAAATTTTGCTCATCTATGCTCATTCTTTCGTTATTCAATACAAGGTTAAAATTCCTATGATCATATTTACCAAAATCTAATGCCACTTCACTAGCGTGATCAGAATTGAAAGGATTTCTGTTTAACTTAATAACATAACCTCCTATGTTTTTAACAGTCTCAACTTCGTTTGGAAATCTACAGTCGGCTATGACTGCCAGATCTGGAGCCTCGTTTTGAATTTTCTTAATAGTAGCATCTATCCAAATATTTGGTTTCATTTTTCTAAATATATCTGTTCCAATAAATTGCATTACTTCTCTTACTGTAAGTTGAGATCCGTCCCGTACTATATCGGTAAGTTCATTTTTTTGTTCGTCTGTGCCATAGCACTGATCGTAGGTCATGCCCAATATATCCATGCAGATATCTTGTTTTAGTGGATCGGCAAAATTATATATCTTGGCAGTTTTTGTTTTGTCAGTATCAACAAGGCTGTTCCAGAAATCAATTATTGTTTGGGAGCATGTTGTTTTTCCCGATTGTTTTCTGCCAGCAAAAGCTATAATTATTGTCATATGTATCTCTTTATCTCGTTGTTAATTTCTTCACTACTCATTTCCGCAATATCTGGTTTTGAAATAGATATCTTAACGATATTGTAAGTATTTTTACACTTATTGAAAATTATTTCCGATGCTTTTTGTCCAGCATCATCATTGTCCATTATACACATAATAGTCATAGCACCTGATCCATCCAATAAGATTTTTTGTGTATCGCTAAGGTTGGATCCAAATAAAGCCACAGCATTATGAATTCCATTTTCTTCTAGTTTCCATACGTTTCCTGGACTCTCAACCAATATTACTTTTGTTGATTCTAAAATATAGTCTTTAGCAAACCACATATTATATAAGTGGTTTTGACTTTTGAATTGGTAGTTATGTTTCCATTTTACAAATTTCCATTTGCTGTCATCGTCTGGACAATCATGATTAGGATTATGAAATACTCCACAGCTATTACACTTATTAAATACGCTTCGTCCAGTGCAACCAACCATATATTTTCCACTCATATCATAAATAGGAGCGACTGCCCTATTATACATTTCTTTTTTTGGTTTATCACACAAGCCAACATCATACTTATCTAGTATTTTTGTATCAAATCCTCTATCTATAAAATATTGTGATGGTATAATTAATGATTCTCTTATGCTTCTTCTACTGACTTTTGGAATATTCTCCTTAATTTGACCAACTATGTTTTGCACTAAACTTGAGAATAATCTTTTTTCTGTTTCGGATTTGGAAACCTTAATATCTTTTAATTTTTTGCCTAAGAAATCCTCAATAAATTTAACGGTATCATCAAAACTGACAGCCTTATCACCAGATGTTTGCCATTGGTATTTTTTTCTGGATAATATACCCCTAACAAATCCAATTATAGATGACTTAAAAAATTTCTCACAATTATGAGTTCTACACTTCCAGTTTCCTCTATAGGACTCGCCATCAGGATATAAATTAAATGCGCTAAGGTTGTCTCCGTCATGTATGGGACATTTTCCAACAAACATTTTACCATTTAAAGTAATGTCTTGCGATAGATCTAAAACCTCTAATAGTTCATCTATACGATCACAAGTTTGATCACATAGTATCTTTAGTTGATTTTGATTATACGAAGGAGATCGTTTGGTCATTACTTTGGTTGTCGTCAATTGTAAATCCGCCACTGTCCTGTTTGGTAATATTATTTGAAATTTCTAACTTTGTTCTACCCTCTGAAATTTTAGCACACCAGCCTTTCATATGGCAGTTAATATAATCATTATCGTCTAATCCACCACCATGACGACTAATTATAGGTACCAACTTTCTATTACCCTCATTTGGTCCATCTTCTGCGATTTCTTCATCACTTTTTCTTTTGAAGATTGTAAAATTACTACATAGCCATATAATTCTATCAGATCCGCTTGCTGTGTCGGTACTTTCTTTTGTTATGCCATCTCTGTTTAATTGAACAAAAGCCACAATTGGGACTTTGTACCTTGTTGCAAAATTGTGTAATGAGGTCATCATAAAGCCTAAAACTTGATATTCTTTCAAATCCTGACTCATGCCTTGACTATCCATTAATTTAAGATAATCATAAAATATTACACAAGGTTTTGCTGATCCGTCATCCTCTAAGCCGACATCTTTAACTATCCATCTTCTCATAAGAGCCAACTGTTCTTCAAATGGCTTTCCTGCAATGGACTTGTAATATATCTTAGATTCTTTTAATAACTCAACAGCTTTAGTAATTCTGTCTGTCTTATTTTGTGAGTCAACAAATTTTCCAGTTTCAATATCGTTAATCTCAGTTTCTGTCATCATCGCTAATAGACGATTAATATGATCTTCTTTCGTCATCTCCGTATCAAGATTAAGTACTGGAATATTTTTTTGACCTATATTCCAACCCATATTATCCACAAGTAATGTTTTGCCAGTTTTCGGCCTAGCGGCTATCACATTAACTGTGCTTCGTCTTAATCCTCCTCCAATAGCCTGATCATAAACCGGAAATCCTGTTGGAATACCAACCTGATCAATTGGATTATCAATCAAGTTCTGAATATATTCGTTAATGCCATCAGATATCTTTACTGGATTATTATCAACGTCGTTTATGAATGTTGTAAAATCAAATATCTTATCTTCTGCTATAGCCAATATGGATGATATTGGTTCGCTCCCATTGATATCTAATAGTTTCTCTTTTGCTTCTTCTAATTGTTCGTGAAGCAATCTTGCTATTTGTAATTTGCGTATTTTTGCAGCAAACTTGGCAACATTATCTCTATTAACAGGAAAATCTATAATAGCTTTTAAATGCTGTGTTTCCTCTTTCTTAGATAAGATATGAGAAATACCAAGCTCCTGTGCAACAGAATATATTGATGCTATATCAATAGATAATGATTCTTGTTTATCACAAATATGCTTTATACAACTAAATATTAATTTATTGCTATCTATTGTGAAAGATGTTTCTTGAAGAATATCTGCTATGTCTAAGTATAGAGATTCTCCATATTTGCAAATTCCAGATAATACCGCTCTTTCTGCGGAAGGGTCAGCTAAAATCATTTTAGTTCCCAGAGGTTGTTGAACAGTTGTTACACTTATATCTATCGACGGAATCGGGTACTATCGCAGGATTAACCTTTTCCTTCTTGCCACAACTGCGACACCTAACCTCGATAAGTTTAAATTTTCTGTTTCTTGGTGTTGGTGATGAGATTGATAATTTTTTATCTATAGCAATATCTTCTTTGTGCATGTTCTTTTCTTGCATATCCAAAAATTTATTTTTAGGACTTTTAGTTCTATTGGCACGAGCACTCTTGGTTTTAATTGGAGACTCGAACGAAGAATCGTCTTTGTCATTATCTTTGTCCTTATTATCGTCAGATGGTAGCATCTTTTGTAGAAGAGATATTAGTTGTTTGATTTGTTCAGGATTATTAAAATTAAGATCCATGATGTTTTACTTTCGTTTTTTGAATTGATAAAAGAATGTCGGACAAGTTTTTGATTGATGATGCTATATATGATAATCTATCCGATCTTTGTTTAGCATACTTTTTGATCTTATTCAAGGAGCTGGCTTTGTCATTATGTTTTATTGCTTGTGATGATTTTTCCAGGTAGCCATATCCTTTGTAATTATTAATATCGTCTGCTATGCTTTCTTTTAAGGTTTCGTCGGCCCAATTGTATCTAGCATTCTCTCTATTGATTGTTCTTTGCACATGAAAAGCAAATTGTGCCAATCTATAAGAAATCTGCACACAATCTTCTGGAGTTAATTTTTCAACAGAATTTCTATCCATAGTTAAATATTGATTAAGTTCGCTTTCCGGCAAAAACTGCGGAGAATATGTTGGAAGCCCAATACTAGTTTCATATTCATCTAATATTTTATCCCAATAATTAACTTGGTCAGAAGATGAATTTTTAGTAATTTCAGTCATTTAATCTTGTTCGCCAGTTGTCTTCATTTTCGTTATGAGGTAATTCAATATACTTGATTCCGTTGAGTTCGCACCATTCTATCTTTTC